ATACGCACCCGACCGTTCGGCAGCACAATCATCACAGACGGTGTGCCGGTTGCCACAGAAGAAGCGAGCGCTCGCACCCGCTCGTACTCGGCTACTGTGATTGCATTGCCGTTGATTTTTGTGGCGTAGTCATTGTCGATGAATACCCCGATGTCGGCAGGAGGATCGTATTCGTTGAATAAACCAGAGTTCGCGCCAATATCTAGTGTCTGCGACCACTCTGCCCATAGGAATTTCCAGTTCGTGTATTTCCCTTGGATTGAGTAATCGGCTGTAGCAACAGCATCAACAACAACTTTATGAATGCCTGCTTGAGAGACAGTCGACACAATGTTCCCTGTCAATCCACCTTCTTGCATCGTTGTGACGCACATCTCTAGAAAAGTCGCCATCACCTGCCCTTATTTAGCTGTCAGGAACTTGATTGCGGCCGCTTTATCGACCCAAGTTCCACCATTCTCTTCTACCAGTTTTCTCAGCGCAGTCCAGTGCATCGCGGCGTAGTCAGGAACTTCTTTTGCCGGCTCCGTATCCGTTGCAGGCGCGGCCGGCGCTGCGTCAACTGCCGGAGCGGGATCTGCCATGGCCGGCGCGTCGGCGGCAGGTTGTGCCGGCAATTGGCCCTCGATCAGCTTCTTGCGCGCGGTGTATTGCAGGCCGTTCTGCTCGTATCCTTGGACGCCGCCCATGCCATAGGTAATCGAATGCGGCTTACTCTCGTCGAATTTGCTCATAATGCTGTCTCTCCTTTGTATGGACGGTATGTGTCTGGGTTCATTGGTTTCACGAACGACAGGCCGTTGTTACGCGTCTCGGAAGTAGGTTTGTTGTCTTGTTGGAATTCTTCGCGGGTGCGTTCAGGCTTCTCGCGCGTCGGGCTGGTTTTGTTATCCCAGTCCGGGTAAAAGGTATTGATAGTCGGCTTCATACAACCTCCAATGAAAAACACCCTCCGAAGAGGGCGCTTTTGGTTTGCCTAACGATTACATCTTTGCGGGCTTCGGACCGACCGGATTGCCGGCAGGATTTTGATTGCCTTTGTCGTTGCCGGTTTGCGCACCCATTTTAGAATCAAAACATTGCTTGGTATGCAGACCCAATGCCTCTGCGTTGTCGGATTGTTTGTTTTTTTTCATGATTAGTTCTCCCATGCGATTAAAACATCATACACCAAAACACCAGCAGCCGGTGCGCCAGCGTTCGCCACTGTGGTCAACAGCACCTCGGTATCGGCAGGGATCAGATGACCCACAACGATTCCCGAATTGGCGCTGTCTGCATCCGACAGGGTCGCTACGCCAGTTGCGGCCGTCAATGCAGGCGGCTCGAACGTGGCATAAGCGGCGGTGTTACCGGACAACCCGACCAGCAGTTGAGTTTGCGTTGTAGACCCCAAGACGTGTCCTGTGGTGCAGGTCGCCACGATGTCCACCACGCGACCCGTCTTGCCCTTGGGACCACGGATGCCATAGGTAGCCGCAGCTGCTGTAGTGGTAATTGCAACCGTCTTGAACGGGATGACACTTACATTATCGTAAGACATATTGTTTCCTTTCTGTTGATTAAAGAATCCCCCCAGAAGAGGGGATTAGGCATTACGACGCTGATGCCCATTTAATGATGCGCGCCTCGGATGCGGTATCGTGAACGATGCCGTAGCCGCCCATCATGTACCAGGCAATACCTTTGGAGCGGCCAAAGTCTGTTGCCAGACGACCACGAATTTCCTCGGGGATCACCAGAGCTTCAGCAACTGTATCTTCACCGAAAAAATACACCGCGTCAGACTTGGCGTTACTCCAGCTCTCAGAAGCGATAGCGGTTTGCTCGAAGAAGCGCACACCATCGTAGTGACGGCCGATTTCACCGTTCAGCATCGCCTGGAAGCCTTCCTTGATATACACATACTTCGACTCGACCGCATCCTTGAATGCACGGAACGTACCCGGACGGCCAATAGCGCAGTAGTTCGCGCCATCATAAGCGGGGATATTACGCTCCTTCATCAGGTCGGCGATCAGCTTGACGTGCGTATCGCCCATCGCCACATTGTTCGTGGTACCGGTTGCGCCGTTGGTCGTCAGCGTCAGCGCGGTAGTCGAAGTACCGGAAGCGGGCGCGACATACAACGGCGTCGCATCGAACTGCTTATGCGCTTGAGCATCCAACACCTTCGCCGCATGGTTTTTCAGCTGCTTGTTAATGATTTCAGTCACCGGAGTGCGGGACAGATCATCGAACTTGCCAGAGAAGGGTACGGCCTTGCCAAATTCCCGGATCGTAAGCGAACCCTGACCGTAGGTGAACGAACCTTCAGGGATCGGCGCATTCTCATCCAAGAATGAGTCGGTGCTGGCGTCGATGTCGCCATAACGCTCCCAGTAATACTTGTCACCGGCATGCAGCCCGGCGGTGGATGCGTCTTTGGCATCGCAAAATTGCAATCTGTTACTTTCGGCTGATGCAGCCTACTGACCGCTTAACGCGGCGGGGAAATATCTCTAATCCCTCTGCAAGTTTCCATGCAGTTCAGACTATACCATCGAGAGAAATTGGCTCTCCCGCCCTTCTGGTAGTCGTTGAGGGGTCGTAATACCATGCGAACTCGCGCATGTAGTCAGCGTATAACCGTTTGAATTCGTCGTGTTCGCAGTAATCTCTGCGCGTTCCATTTCCCGCTGCAGGGATGGACTGCACATACTCAATCACCGCGATAAGAGATTGCGCTACAAGATGCTTACCTTTGAGGTATGGAGCTATTAACTTCAATAGCTTTAATGTCGAACCTTGTCTTGCGACTTCGACATTTAATCCCGTTTTCCACTTAACAGCGTTCTTGTTCATCAGTGAGTTGAAGAATACCAACCCCAATTTCTGATAAATAACGCCGATGTGGTGGATCATCCGAATATCAGTCCCGGAAATACGCACCTTAACATCAAGGTATTTCGCCCCATTGGGGTTTTCGCGCAATCCGCAAGAGATATTCCCCTCGCCATCAATCATCCCTGCCAGCCAACCAATTTCCGCTTCGGTTACATTACTCACGTTTATTACTCCCTGCTGATTGGCCAATCCTGAATACTGTTCCACTTTGGGGATTCAGGCTCTAAGGCTCGTTCCAGCATATCGAAAGGTTTTACTTCCGCCTATTTAACGGAAGCGCACACGGGGTTGAACCGCAGTGCGCAGCATATCGGAGAACTCATACGAGTACGCCATACCAGCACTAAGCTGGAGAGACCACAATTGAGACATAATATGTTTCCTTTTTTTAATAGACCGGCAACCCACGCGCGCGGCGTTGATCCGCAATTACCTGAGCTGTGGTCTTGGGTTTTGATTCAGGCGCGCCAGCCATACGGCTAGACGTTCCTGTGATAGGCTTGGATAAGCCTTGTTTTAGTTCCCGTTTGCTGGTCGTCGGTGTTTTTCCGTGCCACTCACGCACCCTTGTTCCAGCTTCTTTTAGAATCTTGCCAATATCTCTCGAAGCGTCCCATTCGGGATGGTCTTTCAAGACATTCAAGGTTTCCATGTCGGCTAGTTGGTATAGCTTTGGGTCGCTCACAATTTCCTTAAAATTAACTGTGAACTCCGCCTTGGCTGTGGCGTGCAGTGCGTCGGACTCACGCTGAAAACGCGCAGTTTCGGCTCTTTGCACCTCTTGTTGGGCAGCTAAAGTTGCTTGCTCGATCATTGCTCTTGGGTCATGGGTGGCGTTACCGCGCCCAATCAATCCGGCAAGTGCGTCGATCGCCGCCTCTTCATCGCCCTCCATGAATTTCTCCATGAAACCACGGGCTTGCTGCTTCAAGTCAGACGCGTCCTTTTGGGATAGTTGCTGACCTTGATCTTGTTCTTGCTTCGCTTGTAACTGGCGCGCAAGTTGTTCGACTTGTTGGGCGCGCAGTTCGGCGGCTTGGCGCATCTCTGCTGCCTCTTTCAACCGCTTGTCTGCCGCGCTCTCTTTCTGGAGGGTGCGTGTTCCTTGTTCGATCACCTCGGACAAGGGAACCATAGTCTCCACACCATCCACTTTGATCTTAACCATCTGTCCGGCCTGCACAGACGGTGTTCGATTATCCACCTCTGCCACGCCGGTTTGATTACCGGCCTGCTCCGTGAATTCCGACTCTTCGACGTTTAATGTCGCCATGCGACGCTCGGCAATCTCACGGATTACCCGCTCGCGCTCGCTTTCCTGCCGCGCGCCCGTTTGTTCTTGTGCTGAATTTTCGTCAGCCTCTGCGTTTGCTTCTGTAATATCCGGATCAATATCAACAGCCGCGCCACCACTGCCCGCCGCTGCCTCTGTGATGCGTTGATTTTGTGCCTCTAGTTCTGCTGCTACGTCCACGCCCTGTTGGGTAGTGTTCATGGTGTTGCTCTCCTTATGGTTAAAAAATCACCCGCGTAAAACCCCGCATTACTCTAAATAATTTCCATCGGACTCATCTTCCATCGCTTGCAAGTTGGCGCCTGCGGCAATACCTGACTGCACAGCATCTGCCAGCCAATCACGGAGGCTGCGCGCCACCACGATCTTGTTTCTAGCCTTCTTGACCTTCAACCATTGCCAAGAATCCAGGTCGATCAATTCTTCGATAGCCTCTTTTTCCTGAATCTCCGCACGCCCAATCAAATAACGACCAACTTCGGAGCGCAGGAACGTCTCAACCTGCATCCCAATACGGGCATCTGCATACAACACCTTATCGTTTATATTACCCGATTGCATGTGGCACCTTTCCGTAATCACCATTCATTAGCACTTGCGCCTTAGAGTCTTGGTTTATCTGTGCAATACGCTTGTTTATATCGCGCTCTTGGTTCGCTATTTCAAACTGCAAGGCGCTGGACTGTAGCCTTAATTCTCCACGCTTTGTTTCGCTATCAGCCGCCTTGATCTGTGTGTTCACCCCATCAAGTCGATCACGCATCTCGGCAATCTGCACCGCATATTGACCACGGATATGCTCGGCTTCGGCTTTTGCCATACGATCCAGCTGGCTGTCCTCCAGCCGTGCCTCCATGTCCATCTGTTTGCCTTGTATTGTGGCATTAGCGCGAATATTCGCCACCTCAACACCGGACCGGAGTCGAGTGATCTCTTCCTGCATATCCTGCATCTGCTGCTGCATCTCAGGCGGAATGGGTTGCTGCCCTTCTTGTGATGGCTTGAAGAAGCGTGCGCCGTCTTTATACCCCAATGCGCCCATAACCTCGGTAATCACCGCCTCTTCGTCCAGCCGCTGCATAGCCTGCGGAACGTACTGTCCGACCGCATTCAACCCTACAGCCATACGCTCGATGCGTTGCTGTGGGTTGGTTGAGCCAAAACCCACATTTACCTTGCTGGTTAGCTCGGCTTTTAACAAATCATCTGTGATCTCGTCGATACCGAACTTTTGGTACAATTGAGCCTTGTTTCCGGCGATGCTTAATACAGTGGCATCGCTTTCGTACGTCTGCTCCAACAACATCAGTTGACGCAACACCTTCTCAACCCACGTCTCGGAAAAAATACGCAGCTCAAACTCTGTAATTGCGTTCGCGCCCTCGTTTAATAGGTTCATCCCCCCGACGGTCTCGCTTAATTTGCGGTTCGTGGCGATGGATGATTGGCTGAACGACCCCATTACCTCGTCCATGTCCATGTTAACGCGATCCTGCTCGGCATAGGCTGAGCTGGTCACATCGGCTACTTGCTCGGACATGACGGAATCGAACTCGTCCATCATCACAACACCGCCAGGAATCGAGCGGCGCAGCATGTCCCAATCAACCGACCGGCCGCGCTTGCCGAAATACCGCTTGTTCAGCACCAGCCGCACGTTGTCGTTGCGCTGATTGGCGATGTCGTTGGCTTGAATCTGCAAGCCTTCGGCCAACTCCGGCGAGCCGGACGGGTAGTTCTTGTGCGGCTCGATGTCGATGTACCCGATGGCAAACGGCCTAACGCCATGGTGGTACACCTCTTTTAGCGGTCGCGGTGGAGACAGCAATAACGTGTCGCCTAGCGTAACGAACACCATATCCTGCCCTTTATGGCGCACCACGTACTCGCGCACCCAGCCTGTGTCAAACGACCGGACACTATACGTTTGTTGTGTGGCATCCAGCCGGTTGCCCTGCCGCGCCTGCCGTGTAGTGTCATCAACATCGTTAATAGCCGCCAGAATCTCCTGATCGGAGTATTCTTGCCAATCCCCACGCTTCATCCTGTTTTGGATGTCGCCCACAAACACCTGCGATAAGTGAATCAAAAACGGGCTGCTGTTTACAGGGTCCATCCAATCGGACGCGACGCTGAAGCGGAAATTCTCGGCCGGAATTAGTTTGATCGTCGGTTTATCGACATCGACAGTGACGCGCTCTTGTAAAAATCCTCAAGCA